CGTGGGGTAATAACGACGTATACAAGAAGACTATATCCGGGGGATATTTATTCGACGGAGAAACACCTAGAGAAGCATACATGCGAGTCGCTAAAACGGTTGCTCGTAGATTATATAAACCGGAGATGGCAGAAACTTTCTTCGAATACATATGGAATGGTTGGCTATGTCTCGCTAGCCCGGTACTATCTAATACAGGCACTGATCGCGGTTTGCCTATTAGTTGTTTCGGGATTGATGTGGCTGATAGTATCCAGGATATAGGGCAAAAGAATTTAGAGATGATGTTACTCGCTAAGCATGGCGGTGGAGTTGGCATTGGAGTTAACATGATTAGACCCGCTGGCGCTAAAATTACAGGAAATGGAACATCAGACGGAGTCGTACCTTTTTGCAAAATATATGATAGCACAATACTCGCGACTAATCAAGGATCAGTCAGAAGAGGAGCAGCATCGGTTAACATCAATATTGAACACGATGATTTCGAAGAGTGGCTTGAGATCAGAGAACCTAAAGGAGATGTTAACAGACAATCGCTTAATTTACATCAGTGCGCAATTGTGGGTGACAAGTTTATGCGACGCCTTGAACAAGGAGATGCGGATGCTAGAAATAGATGGAGTAAACTTCTTAGAAAGCGAAAAGCAACTGGAGAACCGTACATTATGTTTAAAGGAAACGTTAATAAAGCAAATCCACCAGCATATAAAGAGAATGGATTAAAAGTTCACATGACTAATATATGTAGTGAAATAACATTACACACCGATGAAAGCCACAGTTTTGTTTGTTGCTTATCATCATTAAATTTAGCAAAATATGAAGAATGGAAAGATACTAATCTTATCTATGACGCTACGTTCTTTCTTGACGGAGTTATGGAGGAATTTATTCAAAGAGCCAAGGGGTTACGCGGGTTCGAAAATGCTGTTCGATCTGCGCAGAAAGGGAGAGCATTGGGCTTGGGAGTCCTTGGATGGCATACATATCTCCAGGAGAAAGGTATTCCTTTTGAAGGTTTACTCTCTCAGTTTGAAACTAGGAAAATATTTTCGCAGATTAAAATCGAAAGTGAAAGAGCTTCCAGGGATCTTGCTGAGATTTACGGCGAGCCTTTGTGGTGTGCTGGTACTGGTTATCGTAATACTCATTTGCGTGCTATTGCTCCCACTGTTAGTAATTCAAAGCTTAGCGGGAATGTTTCGCCAGGAATAGAACCTTGGGCGGCTAATGTATTTACAGATCAATCAGCTAAAGGGACCTTTATACGTAAAAACCCTACGCTGTTGAAGTTGTTAAGAAAACTTAAAATTAATACGAATGAAACATGGGATAAGATACTCGCAGATGGCGGTAGCGTTCAAGGTTTATCTGAACTTGATGAGGTTGTTGTTGGCTTGCACGAAATACCAGCGAAAGAAGTATTTAAGACGTTTAAGGAGATTAATCAACTAGAGTTAGTTAATCAAGCTGGACTACGTCAGCAATATATTGATCAAGCGGTTAGTTTAAATTTAGCTTTCCCAGCTGTAGCAACACCGAAATGGCTTAATAAAGTTCATATGGAAGCATGGAAAAAAGGAGTGAAGACTTTATATTATACTAGAACAGAAAGCGTTCTACGTGGAGATATTGCACAGCAAGCGATGAGTGAAGATTGTCTTGCGTGTGATGGTTAGTTGTTTAGTTAGTTAGAAAGGGGGTACTGGAAACGGTGCCCTTTTTTTATATACTACAATATTCTTCGTTAGCATTAAAGCAAGGACAAGCTTTAGCTGAAAACTCGTTATGACCATGTATTGCAGCGTTAGGATGCATTTTTTTTAATGTTTTAAGCAGTAATAGCAAACTTTCTTTTTGCTCTGGTGTTCTAGTATCTTTAGCTTCCATAGATGATCCTAAGCCTCCGACATAGCAAATACCTATGGAGTCTTCATTATGGTTTTTTACATGAGCCCCTGTTTCGTATATGCTACGACCATATTCTATAGTGCCGTCAAGCGCTACAACATAATGATATCCTATACCTCTCCAACCACGATCTTTATGCCACTGGTCTATAGTTGCCGCGGTAACGTTATTACCTTCTTTAGTAGCTGAGCAATGTATGATTATTTTATTTATCGTCCTCATTTAATGTTGACCATTTAGCAATAGTATAACCTATAGTTACTACTAATAGTATTATTTTTAGCCAGTCTTCTATTTGAGTGAACGTTGTTACGCCTAATGTACTACCGTTTATTACATATAATCTTAGTTCTTGTAAACCCATTTTTTATTTTTTATATTTGCTTACTCTGCCTTGAGTATTTTTTTCTTTTTGCGCATTAGCTTTTTCCGCAGGAGTTAGCTCGTCCCACGTTGCTGGTGTATCTTTGGATATTCTTTTGGTTGGTCTAAAGGTATTTTCGCCTTCACTATAATCTTTGTTTCCTCCTGGTGTTCTCCAGTCTTCTTTGAACCATTGGTTTAAGTTTTTAGCAGGAGAACCTATGTGATATCCGTTATTGCCTAGTATTCCCAACCCTTGTGGGCCGATTCCCTTTTTTTTCATATTATTTAGATTTATTGCCCCAATTAGCTGCACCTACTTTTCTGCATTTAACTAATGCACCGCTGGCATAAGCTGACGGCCACTTTTTATATCTGCTTTTTACCTTTGTATAACAAGCATCTTTCTTCTTAGCAATACTTATAGGTCCACCTGTTCCATCTGCATTTTTTGTAACTTCTTGATTTATAGGGAACTTAGTGCTTTTGCGCTGCATTACCCGCTTTGTAATTGGTTCACTCATTATTTTTTATTTAGTTCTTTTCTTAAATCTTCTAATATTTCTTCACTAGTCATTTTTGATCTAACATTAATTATGCTATCCTTTTTTCTTTTTTTGTTTCTCTCTCTTCTTTCTTTAGCTTTCTTTCTGCCTTCAGCTCTGTTCTTTTTTATTTCTGCTTTTTTCTCTTCCGCAGGAACAAAAACATCATCATAAAATCCTAAGCTCCACTTGTCCCATCCAGCCGCTAACGCTAGTCTTTTAGTTGGCTCAATAGTACCGTCAGTCAGCGCTAGTTTCAAATTATCTATTTTGCTTAATATTCTATCCGTAGGCACATTAGTTATAGAAGAGAATATTTTAGCCCTAGCCATTAACATAGGGTTGTCTAAAGCATACTTCCCATATTGCTCTAATTCTTCTTTACCTTTTTTTGTTGAATAATATCTAAATGTTTTAAAAGCAGAGGATTGTTTTTTAACTTTACTTGACAGCGGAGGTGAAATACCTAATTCTTCATTAATTACGTCTGCATATTCTGCTCTATATCCTTTAGGTTCTTCTCTATAGTATTCAGCTAAAGCGTTCTTACCTGTAGTAAGAATCTTACCAGGTAAACCTGCTCCGTTTAAAAATCCATCTAATGTTGAATTAAGTAGTCTAGCATTACGCTTTTCTCTGTTCTTTTGGTTAAACTCTTTCTCTTCTTGAGATATATCTTCATCATCGCCTCCAAACATATCTAAGAATCTTGCTTGTTGCATTGCATAAAATATAATACTTTGTACAAGTCCGTAGTATACCATGCCTGATATATTTGTTTTAGCATCACCCCTTCCATTTATTAAATCTAAGGATCGCTTTTTAAATAAGCGGGTCATCTGCATTGGAGTATTATTAAAGGCAAATAACAATCTACCTAAAACGCCTGTTTGCAAATTTGATACTCTATCTTGGCGAGACGATTGCTGATTTTCTTCAGATAAAGATCTAAAATCTTCAAAAGCTTTTTTCTTTGCAACTTCAGGCGAAAGCCCTGCCTTTGAATATGTTTTAGTTCTATTTATTAAAAAAGGCGTTCCCCCAGCGGCAATAGCAAAACTATCTGCTAATTGAGTAGGCGTAAATCCTATTTTTATTAAAGCATCGTACAGATACCTGGCTTTACCTTTGCTTCTTTCTACAGCTTTTGCTATTTCGGCTTCTTCTACATTTATTTCTAAACCTGATCTACGTTGCTTTAAGAAGTCTGAATTAAATATCTCAACAAAAGTTTTAGCAAATTGCTTTGGATTTTTTAATGTCGATGCTACCGCAATAGGATTGTTATCGCTCCAGTTTAAATAATTCACAGCCGATATTGTTTGTAGTATTGCTGATCTGGAATTTAAAAACATAATGACCCCAACAGATCCATTTATATAGTCAAGCCCTGCTCTAGCTTCCTTACTTAAATTTTCAGGTCTACTTCTACCTGACTTCATTCTAGCAATAATTTGCTGTAGGTTATCAACATACCCTTCTCCATATGCTGCTTTTATTTTATTTAAATTGTCTGGAGTAAACATAGCGTCCACATTCTCAACCCACTCTTTTAAAAACTCAGCTCTAGCGCCTTCGTTTGAATGTTTAAAAAGATCATATCTTATGTTGCTTGAAAACCAACTTTCACTAGGCTTAGGATAAGATTCTTTTGTTTTAGTAATACCTAATATACCTTTTGCGTAAGCGCTAAGTCTAGGATCATTTTTAACTATTTTATCTAAAAGATTAATTTCAGATTTTTTAATACCGGGTATATCATATTTTAAAGATTTCCATATTGAAACACGCACCGCTTGATCTGCATTAAACCCTGCTTCTTTAAGATTTAATTTTGCTTCCTTACCCATCTTAGCATCAATGTTGCCAATCTGTTTTTCCAATGCTTTAAAATCATTACCTAAATTTTGCCTGTACGAGCTTATAGCGTTCTCTGCTCTGTTAAATGGCTCAAGCAATACCTTCTTCATTAAGGCCATGTCTTTATTACCTTGTTCTCCTTTGCCGTAAAATTTGTAAAGCATCCCAGCAAAGTCCTCTGCGTTGGGCGGCAAAAACAAATCAAATTTGCCTTTTTTTCGTCCTAAGTTCACCGCTTGCGAGGCAGATATTTTTTTACGAGCTGGTATACCTTTTTTGCGCTCAATCATCTTATTAAGCTCGCTGCTAAGGTTTATTTGTTTAGATGCCATTATAGCTTGTTGCACATCTGATTTAACGTCAAATAAATCTAAAGCTGTTTTAACTGCTTTAACATTTTTTATAGCATCATCTGCAAAATAGAAATCGTTGTACCCCTCGGCAACTTTACCTACCATCCACTCTGATTTTGCTTTAGGTGCACCGTCTCCAAGTCCAACTATATTTTCTAATGGTATATCTAATCCTTCAGACTTTAAAAATTCTTTAATAGCTTTAGCTGAATTAGCAGGACGCGCGGTCAAAACAAAAACATCTTTAGTTGTAAACTTTCCTGCCTTTTTTTGTGCTTCGCTGAACAGAGGGCCTAGCTTGCCTTGAACAACTTTACTAAACTCACTAAAATCAAACTTAGCTCCAGCGGCTTCTAAGGCCTCCGATTTTTTCGCAAACTCTGTTGCATTTAATTTACCTGTCTTGCCATTAGGCATTGTGTATAGCACGTTAGATTTCGTTCTAGCTAATGTATCATCAAAATCAAACACAGATATGCCTTTACGTTTTTTATTAGGATTTTTTGCATTTTCAAAAGCCTTATCAAACATTATTGTTTTGCTAGCAAATGATTCTGTTGTTGTGTTTTCTGTAACGTTAAGAAGTTCAGATTCTAATGCTACTTTATTATTTTCTCTAGCTATACCTTTTTCTGCCTTGACTATAGAATTTTTAGCTTTTTCTGCGTATTCTTTAATCATTTCAGAATAAGCGGTCTCACCTGTTGTCCAATTGTAGAAATCTTTTAAAGCGGATATTTCAGCGTTAGATATTTTGCCGTTTGCTATCTTTGAAGCTATCATTTTTAGTCTTGCTGCATTTTCGATAGTTGTACCTAACATACCGTCGGCTATCTCCTGCCCTTTCTTGCTGCCAATAACACTATTGTATTGAGATGTTATTTCTTTAATTTTTTCAATATTAAGTTCTCCTTTTAATAAAGCATCAATAACCTCAGCACCAAATTCTGCTTTAGACATTAAATGCTCGTTTTTAGAAAAATCAGGTTGATTTAATTCTAAATATTTTTCTGAAGAAAATTTTCTAAGCCCGATGCCATCATTGTTTAATAGCATTTTTGCCACTGATACGCTAAAATCTTGCAGCTCCTTGCCTTCAAGTTTAGCTCCTATTTCGCCAATAGTGGCTAAGGTAGCTTCTAATATTTTTTCTTTAACTTGAATATCAGTAATTGCGTCCTGCTTGCCATCTAATTTATCTATTTCTTTTTTCTTTTGATCAGCAGTTAGTTCATTATTTTTTCTAATTTCTTCAGTTGCTTTTAAAAACTTATTTGCTTTTGTTGTAATAGTTATTCCGTTGCCTTCATAATTATTTTCTTTAGCAAGCTCTATTGCTTCATTCCAAAGATCTTTTGTTTGCTCTGATAATTTTTCAAAGTTTTTACCAACGCTTTTTAATGCATTATCCCTAAAAGCTTGAGAGTTAAACATCTCTCCCGTGTTTTTATTCTTTCTACTTGTAAAACCAGAAATAGCTGCTAAAATACCACCTTCTGTTTTTGAAGACATAGCTGAGGTTAACTGGCTCGATTCTTTGGGAAAATATGAAACAGTTTCAGCAATATCTTTTTTAAATAAATCTATTTGTTCTACTGGTGCAGAATATATATTTTTATAAAGCTCCGCGTTTTCAACATTTCTATTTTTTAATTTTGACACTAAGTCTTCGTTAACCCTACCTTCTTGTTTTATGTATTCCATAGATGCATGCAATTCTTTCATTGCTTGCTCTTCTATAACTTTTATACCTTCTAATCCGCCTTTTTGTTTTATAATTTCGTCAATAGGTTTAGGATTACCGTTTTTATCTAAAAATACATCTTCAAATCTACCTCCACCTTTTTTAACAGCTTCTATAACTTTTGAATTCAATTCAGTGTTTATTCCTCTATCAATGCTCTTTGAAACAAGTGCCACATAATTTTCTACCAAATCTACTCCTAAATCTTCTTGGCGGGATTCTATTTGTTTACGCATGGATTCGTTGGTTAACTTTAACATTACTTTGTCAAAGCCAATTTCAGTAGAAAGCGCTTCAAATAAGGATCTTCGTTTTCCATCTATACGCATTTTGCCATCGCCTATAAAATATTCTTTCCACTCTTCTGGCGTAATATTCTTTTTTGCAAATATAGGATTACCAGCTGCTGTTTTTTCTCTAGCTTGTTTGCCTGTTGTTTTGTCAATAACTGCTTCTTTAAAAGGCGCAAATCTTTTATTTACAGCAGATTGGCTTATGTAATTTTTGAATAAAGGAAAACTTCTTTCTATAAAGTTTTCATATTCAGGAGTTGCAGTATAATTATCCTTTAGTTTAAACTGTCTTTCAAATTCAGGTACTAATTTATTTTTTGCAATCTCCGTAATTTCGTTTATTGCCGTTGGAAATTTCTTATATTTTTCCGCTACACCTAACTTTTTCTGAACATCTTTAGGCGATCTTGCTCTAACTATTTCAGTCTTGCCTCCTGTAGTAACTCTAGCTTTATTGCTTTCTAGCATAGCCACTTTCGCGTCTCCTATAGTGCCTCGGGATTTAGCGTCAAGATCCGATAGTTTTGTACCCATTAAACCAAGGTCTCCTATCTTTTCTGCAGCATCTTTAAACTGTTGATCAACGCCCATTCTAGTCTCAGCTTGTTGGTCTGCTAGTCTGGTGTTTTTAACTGGAGATGAAATATCTACAAATCCAGAAGGTGCGCCACCTAGCCCCTCTGACTCGGCTATATTAGCGGCTTTTGCTGGGTCTTTGTCTATAGAAACCGTATTAAATATATCTTTATATTGAGGCAGTTTTAATACGCCAAGTATCTTATTATTTAGCTGACCAAAAACGTAGGAGGTTAAGCTAGCATCTCCGCTTTCTTTATAAGATTTAACAAGTCCAGGTATATTTTGTGATCCTTTTCCTGTTCCTAAAGATACATCAGACACGATGTCGTTTATAGTTTCTTCAGGTATATTATTTAAGCCGTTGCGGTCCATGTAAGACTTAATCTTTGCTTTTACTAACGGCTGAAACTCGTAGCCAACCATAACACCTGCCTGCTCTACACTGCCTCCTGAGTTAATAATTTCTTCGTATGCCTTTGTTGCTTTTGAAAATATATCTTTTTTATCAGCGGGATTTATTTCTTTAGACGCTAAGTCTTTCTCAATTTCTTTATCGGTTTTTAGCTCCTGACCTGTTCGCTTATTTAAAAGCTTATTGCCATCAACAACTATATTTTTAAAAGCATCGAATTTTTTCTTTATTGCAGAAGAATTACCTCCTTCAGCAGCTTTACCAAGGCTAAATAAAAACTCTAAAACTTGATCACCTGTTGTAAAGTCTTTTTTATTTCCATATTGTAATCCTATGTTTTGCCCAGCTGTTATAATATTTCTTTTTAACGACTGTAAAACACCTGACTGTAATAATATTTCTCTATTGCGAGGAGCCTGTAAAAACTCAACTATATTCATTACATATTCTTCTGCTGGTCTGTTTTTACCATAAGCCTCGTTTATAGCTTCTTCGAATGTAAATTTTTCGCCAGGTTTATTTGGTAAAGTAAACTCTTGCCCAATGCTTTTAAATCGCCCTTCTACGTCAGACTTAATTTTTTCTTTAAATTGTTTAGCTATTAAAGGATCATTTTTAAAAGCCATGTCCATAAAAAAATGTCCTGCTTCCTGCGCAAATACACCAGGTTTATATGAATTTATATCAAATTTAAAAGTTTTAGTTTTTGGATTATAACCAGCTTTATCACCATTTAATAATGGTTTATCTGTTATTTCTAATTTTAAAGTCTCACCGCTGGCAACACCACTTTTAACTAAATTTTCAAATTGTCTATTTATATTCCTTTGAGCTGCTGCAATATTGCCCTGGACCTTGGCTATTGTATTTTCAGCCTCCTTAATATCAGACCGCGTTGCCTCTTTAAACCCTGTAAGCTTTCCTTCAGCGTTAAAATCTGGCACTTTATTTTCAGCTATTATTTTTCTAGCTTGGTCCATTTGTGCTTTTTGGGATGCAATATCCAGCTTGTTAAATTCTCTTTGCGCTACAGCTATTTGATTATCTAAAAAAGCTATTTGTCTTTTCTTACCCTCTAGCTCTGCTCCTTTAAATTCACCGTTATCAATTTTTTCTTGTAAATTGTCAATGTACTTTCTTTTGTTAGCTCTAGACTTAAGGTCTAAAAAGTTATTTTTAGCAAGGCCATAGCCGCCAATAATACCAAATACCGCGGAATTTGTAAGCCATCTTTCAAAGACCTCGTCGGTTGAACCGAATTCTTCTTCTATCGAGGTTTCAAAAGCTTTAGTGTTTGCCACTTCTTTATACATTGCCTCTGTTAACAAAGCGACCTCACTTGCTGTAGCTCCACCTACTCCACTTAATACAACTTTTTCTAATACAGCATTTGCTCTTGTAGACGCAAATCTAAATGGAACCAAAAATCTAGCTGCTGCACCACCAATATAAAACCCAGCACCTCCACCTGTTTGTGATTTACCGCTAGTGACTGCTTTAAATTTAGCTTCCTCAAGAAGAGCTCCTAAAGCAAAACCCGTGGCTTTTTTTGTGTACGAAGATGATCTTAAAAGGTTTTGTATAACAGCGTTCATACCTGAAAGACCGGCAACTTTATTGGCAACAGCAAATTGTAATAAAGCCGGCGTAAATTCAGCAACCCCCTCTGTGACTGTCATAAGAGGACTTCTTTTAAAAGCCTCAAACTCATCTTTTTGTTCTTCGTTATTAGGGTCGTAAACTCCCGAATCTATTAAAACGCTTTCCAACTCATCAAGTTCTTTTCTTCTTGATGTACCAAATGATGCGACTGTTTTGTCTTCACCTATAAAAGCTGCAGATGTTGCCTCTAAAAATCTAGTAACACCACTGCCAAAATTCATCCCCTCAGCAACACTAACAGGATCAACATTGAGCAAATAAGCGGTCTCTAAGGCTTCTTCTTTTTTAGTTAATGCTGTTTTATCCTTTGTCAAATAAAAGCGATCACGCTTCATTTTTTGAATTGTATCAGCGTCAAACACACCATTCATTCTAGATTGTTCGCGACCTCCGGCTGTTATATAGTCTTTTAGTGGTATATTATAACTGCCATCTTCGTTCTTTGTGTATTTTTTCCAAAAATCATTAGAATCATTATTCATAAACCAATCTTTAACAGGCTTGGTCTTGTATATTTTGTTTCTTTGTTTTTGGTAGTTTTGCTTTTCAATGTGATGCTGAAAATACTCCTGTTCTAATTTTTCCGTAGGAAGCGAACTGTAATATTTTGCTAAACGAGTGTCTTCTTCTGACAAGTCCGCAACCTGATCAGATGGCAGCTCTGCTGCTGTTTTCGCATCAATGCGTCGCCCAGTAGAAAGATTCATGTACGATTTGTAGTCCGAATCAATATTTTTTAATAAATTATTGTAGTTTTTTTGTAACCCGTTATACTCGGTCAATAAGACTTCTTTTGCTTTTGGATTTAAATCTGGTGCCTTAAGAAGGTTTTGCAACTGAGCTTGTCTCTGCCTGCTTTTTGCGGCTATTTTTTTAACATCGCTCATTTCGCTTATATCAGCGTTTATGCTGTTATTTAAAAATGTGCTATACTCACCTTGCTCAATCAAAAAGTCTTTTTCTTTTAAAGCCTCAAAGCGTTCGTCTTCCTTTAAGTCTTCAACCTGTTCATTAATTGCATTTTTAACAAACAAATCCATTTGTCTATTAGAAGGCAGCGGTAGATTAGGATTAGCTTCTTCGTATAAGTCTTTAACGTTTTTTCTTACTGAGGCTTGAAATTCAGGGTTTTCAGATAATTCTGATATATCTCTACCTCTTATAACATCTTTAAATATAAGCCCTTCGGTTATACCCGTATTTGGGTTGTTATAAACATCTTTAAATTCAGGCTTAACAAATCTTTGGTTAAACTCTCCAAATTCCGTAAGATCTTGATTCAAAAAGTTTTCTAATGTTTCTTTAAAAGCTTTATTTGATTGTACGCGAACCTCTGTTGCTTTTTCTTTTGCTTTTTTTTCTGCTTTTATGTCAGTTGGAGAAAATGGAGTTTCAAGCGGAATATTATCCCCAGGCCTTACCTTAGGCTTATTTCTTTCTATATTTCTAATGTCTATAGGATCTATAGGCTTTTGTTGGCGTTCTGGCTTGAAGTCAATCCCAAATTGACTAAAGAATTTTTTATCTTCATCAGAAACCTCTGGTAATTCCGAAGAACCATTTTCCAAGTTGGAGACCGTATCGTTTTCCGGCACTACATTTGTCTCCGCACTTGCAGGGCCTGTTACTTTTTTTTCTTCAATAAATTCAGCACCTTTGGCATCTTCAGAAGCTAAAAACAGCTCCATATCTTTAGAATCTACTACAACGTATTTACCGTTTTTAAGTTTATACTTTGGCATATTATTTTATTTTATTAATAATTTTTTGGTGAAAAATCTTTATTTCCTCTTACAGAAGCTAAAACCTCACCAGCAAATCTTGGATCGCTTTCTACTGCTCTAATGAAATTATCAAAATCTTTTTTATCTTCAGGTGATTGACCAAGCTTTTTGTAGTCTTTACCAGGCACAAACTTAAAGTTATTACCGCTTTGCTTAAATCTACCAAGATCTCCTGTTTGATTCATTCCAAGAAATTTAGCATCAACTACAACGTCATTACCCTCTGCTCTTACGCCAGTTACTGTAATACCGCTTTTCTTAGAAGATATAGGTTTTCCATCTCTTAATATATTTGCTTTGTTGCTACCAGAAGACCCTTGTATTGTCATTCTGTCAAGACTACCGCGGTTTACATTTTTAAAAGTAGCTGCTTTTTCGGTATTTTTATTAGCTGCTATAGTTGGCTGAGCACCACCAGGAGACCAAGTAGCGGGATTTTCTGGGCTAGAACCAGCTTCGTCTGGAGTTACAACCTCTGCGTTTACCAAAGGGTCACCAGAACCTTCACCTAGCATTTCTAATTTTAACTGGGCTTCGCTAATTTCGCCGCTAGTAACCTCTTTGCCTGTTTTAGAGTCAATGCCTAAGTAAGCATATGTGCCATCACCCTTAGATACCATTGTATAATCAACTTTTCCTTTTCCTCCTTTTCTTGTTGGCTTAGGATCATTAGACCCGCTGAATCCTTCTATTTTAATTTTTTCACCAGCCTCCAAGTTTGTTATTTGATCAAAATAAGATTGCCTTTGATCTAATGGTATACCAGTATTGGATCCCATCACATACCCATCTTCTGTTTTTTTGCTGGAGTCTGAGTCTGAACCTGAAACTGTGTCTGAGCCTGACCCGCTGGGTGTAAAAAATGAATCATTTATTTCTGTTCCTGCATTACCTATAGTTTCTATTATAAATGACTTTAGCTGCCCTATATTTTCTGGGTTTGTTAAATCTTCTGGGATTTCTAAATCATCAAGACCAGGCAATAATCCGTCACTTATCATTGATAATACATCACTTCGACTGGCTTCGTTTATAGTAGTTGCTATTTTATTTTTAAATAGACCCATTTGAGCATCCGAAAGGCCTTCTTTAGAATCGGCTATTTTTCCTATATCGGATAATAAAGAATTAGCAGTGTCATAAGATTTTAAAGAATAATCAGCTAATTGAGTATAAGGCTTAAATTCACCTAAACCATCTTCAAACATTAAATTACCGTAGTCATCTATTTCCATGTTAGACTTACCAGAATAAATATTAACTAAAGGCATAGTAGATCCATCTGCGTAATTTGCTTTTGAGATCCTACCTTCATTAAAATCGTCCAAAAATTGTTTTTGGTTTTTTTCAATAGCCTTTTGCTGGGTTGCTAGGTTTTCTAAATTATTTCTAACGCCGTTCATTTCTCTTACATTGTCTAAATATGCAGGATCTGTAGGTTTAAGACCTTTATTAGTTGCTCTAAAAGCAGCGTTAGAATAAATGTCAGCTTGGCGCTGCACATACTCTCTTTGCTTTCTTTGCTGTTCAGGCGTTAATCCCGCTTTTACAGCTCCGCTTTCTGCAATAGCCAAAAACTGGCCTACTTTATCGCGGTCTGCTTGCACTAGTTTATTTATATAGTCTTTATTCATTTTAAAAATATTGTATTATCCCATAATGCCTGAAGTGGCAAACCCTCCAGCTATATTGCCAACACCTCCTAGTATTCCTTGAGTGGCAGCGTTTCTTGCTTCATTAGCGGCCTGGACCCTTTGTCCTGACATACCCATTAAAGTAGAAACTTTATTAAGCTCTGCCTCTCTTGACTTCAGCTCACCGGCGGCTTCCATCCTTTGCAGATTAGATTCTTGTTGCATTTGAGCCATTTGGTTTTGTCTTTCTTGTTGACCAATACTTACACTAGCTCTTTCTGCATTCATTGAAGATTGGTTTGCCATGGCTTGCGCTAAGGCAGCAATACCTGATCCGCCTGCTGCACCTTGCATTCCGGACATAGTATTAGCCAATGATTGTTGTTGTGCTCTATTAGCAAACTCAGCTTGTTGCTGATTCACTGTTAAGTCTTCATAAACGTTTTCAAGTCCCGCATATACATTAGATGTGTCTAAATTTTGAAACTGGGCTTTGTTCCTATTAAACTCAGCCTGAGCTGCTCTTTGCTCGCGTTTTCTTTTACCACTGCCTATAATTCCTCCGGCTATTCCCATTAAGCCTTGGACTCCAGACATAACTGCTCCCATTGGTATCATATCTTTATTATTTTATTATTATATTATTACACATTATTTACTGCTTTCAAATATTTCGGTGCCTACAGAAAATAGCTCTGCATATTTTGTTGTATTATTTCTAAATTGAATTTCTGCATAATAGCCCTTGAGCTGGCCCACATGGCCAATAGGGTCTTTTACGTAAAAAACAAAGTCTTGCGTAGCAGGAGGCGATACCCCAACTGCTGCATTTACAACAATAGTTGTTCCACTTATTGAAGTTATTGGCCCCATCTGAACCTCTGTTTCCTCAGAAGTATCAACATACCATGCTATATCTCCTGTTTGAATATTTACAGGGAGGGGATTTCCGAATGTTAGTGTTATGTCTGGCATTATGGCGTGTATGAAATTATATTACTTAAGTCTAAATCAAATGTTATATTTGTATCTCCGTAATTAGCAATCGCTATATTAAAATTAAGGTTAATAGTTGACGCATTTACCGAAGTTACATTGCTATCTAATACTTGTATTACATTACCATTTGATCTTGTAAATATTAATCTAGAATTGTCTATTATTGTTATTGCAGGGGTTATTGTTAAATTAGTTCCCGAGTCTACACTAGACACCTCATATCCAAAAGGAGCCAGCAAGTTATTATCGTTAGGGTTACCCGGTAAATAATTAAACCTGTCACCAGCTAATATACCAGTAGTGTCATCTAAAATCAATGTAGTCACTGATGTTTGATCCCCGTTAACTATCCCTAGAACAGTTGCGGCTTCTGCAAAGTCGGTTAATTCAACTTGTTTATCCACACTGAGCGTTCCAGAGCCACTAAATGGTGTTATGTCTTCGTTAATATTAAATACCCATAAACCAGTGGAGTCATTAAGATCACTATTTGGATTGGTTATAAGGGCTGCTGCTGTATTTCGTGGTTCGACGGTTGGCCAACCTGCAATTGGTGTAGGAGGGTTTGTAACATCTATTTCAATAGACACTTCATTAAGCTGTCTAACCGTAAAAGGATTAGGTAAAGATATATTAGATACATGCGAGCCGGTTAACTCTATTGTATATGTAACCGCCGCATTCCCCTTTGTTAAGGCTGGGAATGTTATGTCATGAACATACCTTCCTGTAGTATCGAGATCTTCGTTGTTTATTATAGTATTTGTTGTTGTACCGTCATTTAAAGTAGCGCTAAATGTTGTTTCAGGAACACCTACAATAGTCAGTGTTCTTGTTTCTTCGCTATTTGTTAATGCTGTGGTATTAAATATATACCCACTTATTCTTGGCAAAGGATTATAAATTAAACTTGTTTTGGGTACTACTATATCAATATGATCTCCTGAAATATTAGCAGAGGGATATATATAGTTAACATCATAAGTTATATTTGTTAATCTATTTTGCGAATCAAAAATTGGAGTTTGGATTATATTATAGTTGGATTGATTTCCTTGCGTTACATTTATTGAAGGCAGCTCATTATTAGCCCACGCAAAACCTGTTGCGGCGTTATATGTTCTTGTAAAAAGCAATTCATTATTCCCTACATTGCCACTGTTAGAATAAGGGGTATCTGTCTCGCTGCTACCTCCTGTAACATCAGTTCCCACAATCGCCGTAACTGTTCCTCCTATTGTTATTTCGTTAACAACACCTTGGCCTATAATGCACAAAGGTATCGTTACGTTAGCAGAAGGCATAGTTACAGTAGGTAAAAAAGTTATTGTACATATAACGTCACTTCCGCTTTGCGTAAACGTTACACCTTGCACATATGTGTTAGAAAACGAAGGATCTAAATTAAAGTCAGACGCTGTCACAGTATACCCAGGTAATGGGGATATTGTTATTGTAGCGTTTGTAACTTGATCGTTTATCACAGTACCCTCTTGTATGTTAAACACAGCGTTTGAGAAACTATAGTTATTTATTTCAGGCATATTATTATATTAAGGTGTTGGCGTAACGGAATTGTATTGTACTATTTCAGAAATTCTTCCATCTACTAATTTTATAAATTTGTATTCATTTGGAATCGGCGTTGGATCATTAGGGTCTAACGCTAAATTTGGATCAACAGTAGAAGAGCCTACCCATAAGTACAATGCGTCACTTTCAATAAGAACGCAAGGATTTAATACGGAAGCATTAAGATTCCATATTTTAGTACCTACATTAATACCATCAGCAATATTATATCTATTTTCAGCATTGATGTTACCTAAAGGCCCCGCATTTGGATAATTAGTAAAGTTTTGTTCTATAAAGTATCTTGCTTGCCCCAAATCAGTAAAGCCGCTCCAATTAAGCCCTCCAAGTTCTAAACTATCGTCCCAGTTTCTAAACCAATAAAAGTAAATTGGCGTATCTGGTAAACAATCTTGCTCGCAAGCTGCTAATGTATTGTATTGTGTCCATGAAACTATTTGACCACTACCATTTAATATCATTACGTAGTACGTAGAAGGTACAATTGTTGCGTTATTAGCATCTAGCCCAGCGTGGCTAACAGTAAGGTCAGACATTTGCTCACCTACACCTACAAATAAGTAAGCGCCAGCAGTCGCAATAGGCTCGTTAGTTAAACTATTGTACATTTGCGTACCAACTTGCAAACCATCGCTGCTTAAATAAGAAAAGGCGGTTCCGTTGTTTATGGTAGCTCCATATGATTGGTAGAGCAAGTCGTAGTGCGCTTCAATAGCACATTTAACATCTTGCGCGGTTGTTTCGTTTACAATGTCCAGATCAAGTGCGGGGTCCGTTTTTATATTATCCCATATATTTACAAAGAACTGTACTGTGTCAGGTGTAACCCCCCCGCTTCCGCTGCAACCTTCGTCAATTGTAACGGTTAATATGTAATCCTGTGGGTCGCTATCTATAACGTCAGGGTTACCAATTCCATCAGGCGTGTCGTCGCAGTCATTAAATATCTCTAGCCCTTTTATGTAATTAAAATGTTTACCTTCTTTCTTTTCAAACTCTTTAACCTCGCCACCTTCAAGATCGGTTTTAACGTAGTTTACATACCACCCAGGCTGCTTTTGCTGTATTGAAGTAGGTATTGCTGGTATAGCGTTTATTTCAGCTATTGAATACCATTCGGAATCATGCAGATACTCAAATCTTCTAGACCTTGTTCCTGTGTAATTTATAGTACTAAACCCTTTTACAGATTGTGGCCCGTCATTCATTACAACGTTAAAAGAGCTATCATATTGTTGTCTATAAAAATTATTATATAGTATGTTTAGCCCGTGCTCATATATTCGGCCATCTTTAAAAGTGTAGTAGATATTGTTTAAACTTATACCGCTTTCTGGTATAAATGACTTTCTCGAAGTCCAGCCGTCAACCATTTCTTTAAAAGAAACTGTAGTATTGTTGCATTTGGTAAAAAAATTTATGTCACATTCTGGTGTTAATTGATATTCTTGACTAGGACTAAGAATATTATTCCAATCCTGAGACAACCGGTCGAAAGTTATGTTATATAGGTCTTTTTCTTTATCAAAGCTACCTATAAGCTTATTTGATGCTTTTAAATTATCAGCAAAAAAGTCAGACATACCCTTTCCGGCTATATCCGTTACTCCGTTCATTGATAATCGTAAAACAGCTCCACGGTTTTTGTCTGTAAAATATATTCTATAATTATCTGCCGCAAAGCTTTCAGGGTTTTTGCTTATTCCAAATTCACCAAAAGTAGCAGGCACCATAGCCTGCCCTAAAACGGCATTATTTCCGGTTAAATTAACATTGCCGTCCGCATTAAATAAAGCATCTTTATTTGCTAATATTTTTACTATTTTATCCTCACATAAAGATAATAAATCCGTTTGTCTGGTATGTAATTTTTGAATTGTACCGTATGTTGGATTTAAATCTTTTGTTATAGGCTCTGCCTGTATAAATTGATTAAGCCTATTTATACCGCTTGTAGAATTAAATATTTGGGAAAATATTAAACCATTCCCTCTTCTTTCCTGAGCATATGGCTCATCAAGCGGAGCAGAAACTTTAGGCCCCTTGTCTATAGTATGTGCATTAAAATCATCGCGAATCCTGTTTGATTCTACCCCATTGCCATAAGAGTAACAATTGTAATAATCGGTTAATTCGTAAGGGTTGTTGTAATCAGCTATAGGCAAGGCATTAGAAGCTTCGTAATATAAATCTAAATCAATAGCTTCTTTTGGTTCAGTTTCAAATATAGCTGGATTTGAAGATGTTAATAACTTGTTATTATCAGAAATTGCCTCAACTAGTATTTGTATAGTTGGCAATACTGAATCGAGTACTGAGGTTTGCCCTTGGGTTGGCAGCCACGGATCCGTTATAGTTCTATCAACCCTCATAACAATGGACGTTCTTCTGTTACCAGCATCCCCTGTCTGATCACAAGTAAGATTTCTTTTACCTCTTCCGTGAAAAAATCTTTTATATATTTCTACAACTCTATAAACATCCCCGTATTCTCCTGTACTTTTATTTTCAAATCTAATATAAGCACCAGCAGTAAGTAATCCATCAACGGAGTCATTAGCTCGTCCAAAGCCTTCGTTTATAAAATCACCATAATTACAACCTACTCTAGATATACCAAACCAACTTGATTGTTGCGTAGGGGGCTGGTAGTTAAGCCACACGCCTCCAAATGCGCCGCCTCCCCAGGAACCGGTGCCTCTTAAATACCAACTTCCAGGATTACTACCACCTAGACAGGTACTGTTGCTGTCTTCGCCTGGGTCTTGATAGTAAAGACCAAATCTACTACCATTATTAACCGTGTTAGAGCTCGCTAATCTACCTTTAGGCTCTACTCTTTCGCGTATACCGTATCTTGGCTCTATAGCTCCGAAAGTAGAAATAATATTTGTATCAAAAGCAAAATCTCTATTTATTTTTGCGAAAAATCTACCTTCAAACTCGGGCTTGTTTTCTTCTTTTTTAGCTATAATTTCTACTACAGCACCGGTTAGCCCCTGCAAGAAAGCTCCATCAGCTCCTATTGGTTCATCTAGTTGTATATCAAAATTTCCTGAGCCAGAGCTAGTTTCTCCTCCTCCTGCTATTTTGTATAAATCAGTTCTAAAACCTCCACTTATTATTCTAATGTAATTATCGGAAGTTAAAGAAGTAGGCATAGTAGGGTTGCCTGAAGAAAACTGCAAAAATATAGAGTCTTGAAAAAATCCGTCTATAATTGTTACATTTGTATTTAATTGTACCGTGTCAAAAGTTTTTACAAATGTTGGGGCTTCATTTTTTATTGAAAGTATTTTATACCTAACTAGGTTTTCAACAAAAACATCATTGTCATGCTGCTTTTTAAGGATCAAATAAGTTTCCTCATCCACCTTGTTTCTTTCTGAGGACGGAAAAGAAAGCCATACATTGCCATCTTCCGCTAAATAAAATCTATCAAGAGCTAAGTTATAATACTGGTTAGAAGTTTCTTTTATAAAAAATTTATAATGTGTAGCCCAATCGGGAGGTGAAGTAAGCGGCTCAATTTGTAGGTTGTTCACTCTATGAGCATTAACAACCTCTAAATTTATAGAAGACTTTTTGTTTGTGAAGACCGGAGTTTCTCTTCCAAATTCATCCTTAAAAACAACCCCAGCCTGGTAAGTTCTTATAGACTTTAATGACGCTTCCGGCATTCTTAAATTAGCAGCGCGTTCTTCGTCTGTTAATTCAGGGTTTAAAGATTGGTGATTTTTAGACGTAACTGAAACAGAAAGATCTATTAAATTATTTACAGAATAATTTTGTAAGTAGTTTGCGTAAACAATTCTATTACCGACTACCTCTTGAGCCTTAGCTTTTCTAGGCACATTATCCCAAGGTCTTAGTAATTGATTTGATTGTATTAAAGCCCCTATTATTTCTGATTTTATTTCGAAAACCGTAGGGAACGCGCCCGCTGTAGTATAAGGAATAAAGTCTTTTTTCTTTATTGTATCTACGGAATAAACTGCCGTGTTGTGAGATTCTTTATATAAAATTTCAATTTCAGAAACCTCCTCAGAGCCCGCCTCTAGATCTTGTATAATTAATTTCCTTATATTATTTTTCATTCCAATGTTATACCCATCAGACGAAACGTATTTAAATTCATTACCAACAAAAGCTACCTCAGAAAAAGGAGAGAACGTTGAGTATTCATTATCTATATACTTCCATCTATAGGCAAACCTAGGAAACAAGTATTCAAACATTGGGGTTTTTTCTTCAAGAATAGCTTCCCATTGTATTAAAGTATTTCCAAACTTTTGAATATCACTAGATATAGCTTGAATTTCCCCTGTTATAACAGTGTTGTTAAGCTGTTTAATTTTTATTCTAATTTGATACTCAAATGTTTCATTAAAATCATCTACAAAGCTACCAGATATGAGTATTACGTCGTCTATATTCCATGCCGGGCTGCCTGTATCTGGATCGTTACCATAAATGTCATATAGCGTAAATGTAACGCGACCATCCCAATTTGATGGTAAATTACTGTTTTCATAGTAATCAGGGTTTCCGTTTGGCCCAGTAGTGTTCTCTAAAAATTGCCCAAATGTAGGCAAAGATTCGTACGCTGAAGGAAAATTTGCTTCATCTGGTATAAAAGTAAAATTTTCAGTTCCCGTTCCAGCCGGGGTACCTGCTTCAAAGGATATTGGTAATATGCCTGTGCCGTTTACATTATTTCCAAATGGTGAAGCTGCTATATTTAACGCGGGTGCTTTTAAAGGGGATTTTTTAATTACTGCAATATCTTCTTCTGTAAAGTTGACTTGTCCAGCCCCCACAAACCCACAGTCAATAGCAGTATAAGTATCCTGGTCTGGATTCCATTCTGGTATCTTTGTATGGGCAGCAAAATTACACGAGCCCGCTTTAAATTTTTCTATATTTATTCTTTTTGGTTCCGTCTGATCGTCTGTCCAAAATAAGAACTTATCAATTATATTAACTCCCGTAATTAAATAATCTGCAGAAAAATTTAATATGTTATTTGTGTCGACCAATATAGGGTGTATATAGCCTGTTGTGGTGTCTAATTCAGCAATAGCGCTAACGCTGTCAGACGCAATAAACCAATATATTTTTTCGTCTATATCGTTTTTTATGGACGCAATACAAACAGGATTATCTAAATCCTCTATATAGTTAGCCTGCCATCCGTTTTCAATGTCCGATATTTTGCCTCGCAATTCAACGTTGCCTTTTACATTCTGTAGAGTACCTACGTTAGATCCTTCTGAATTTGCTAAATCTAAATTTAAAGCATCACGATACTGGCCTTGAGGCACTAATCGTTCGTCAAGATCTTTATTCATTTTTCCAGCCTGGAAAGAACGGATAAATTCTGGCATATATTAGTGTTTTATTTGCTTAGACTTACCTCGCATAGTTTGCGAAATCTCCTCTAATTTTATATTTGATAATCTTAATTTAGCATTACGCTTAGCAGCTCTTGCTTCTTTTTTAAACCTCATTACAAGGTATTCTTGGGTATTTGCTCTAGTTGCTAAAATAGCATGCGCAATATGCTTATATATGGCCTCCTCGGCAAATTTGTGCACAACCATATCTTCCTCACACCCGAGACCATCACTTATGTATTTTAAAGTTACAATACGATTTGTCATATCAGAGCTAAAGTGTATTAGCCCTTTTATTTGGTCAATATAAAATACACCATTTGATTGAGTATACTGTGGATCTAAACCATATCTACCTCCAGCAAAATCAGCCCGAGTAAGTTCTCTTGCGTCTCTACTGTTAGAGTCTACTAATATGTCATCATTAGAGTTTTGGAATCTTTCCCAAGTTTCGGATTCCTGTGCATAAAGAATTTCCCCGTTATCATCAAACGTGTATTCGTAATTGCTGTCTTGTATAATAGGCAAGGGGTTACTGGTTTTAGAAGTTGGATAAATTATTCTTTCAACTCCACTTTCGTCAAGCCAAGTTAGCTTTACATAGTTAACGTAGTCTTGTGGTAAAATCATATACAAAGTAGGGGGAACTTCTATCTCCTGCGACTTAATAGATTGCAAGGTATCAAAATTTAACTCTTGAATACCGCGCTGTGCATGGAATGCAATGTCAGATCTTTTTACTTTGGATATTATTTTATCTTCTCCAACATAGGCTATAACAAAGTTATTTACAATGTCCTTTAGCGTTATATATTGATAATCGCCATAATTCTCATCTAAGCTGTTCCATACACCGTCTGGGCCTTCGTAATACTGTTCGTTAGTTATATTTATTAATGGCATATATTATGATTTTTCTTGTTGGATAGTTTCTACTTCCTCCTGGTTGACCGCGTTGTACATGTTAAAGTCTTTAATTAACAGCCCTGACAACTCTAGTATTTTTATCACTAATTCTGTTTCTTCAGAGGGCTCAAGCTCAAAGTTTACTGAATTTGTGGCGTCATACAAAGGCTCATCAAAAACAATTTGATATGCCCATTGTACAGTGGCTGGCGTTCTAATATAATTACAGCTAACGCTTGATGTAAGTTCTGCATCACCGTATACCTTAACGCCTTGTGTGTTTTGAGAGTATATGGGGCGTCTATTAACAGGCCTTGTTAATGGAGATAAGTTTATGTATAATAATTCGTTTTGGTTAATTCTTTCAGCCTCTACTAACTCCGTAGTGGCTGTAAAACCATTTGTAATGGTATTAGTGTATACGATACTTCCCAGCCTGTAGAGATCGGTCGGAAGATCAAAGTGAAGACTTGTTTGGTTATATGTTAATAATGCGGATGTTTTAAAGGGACTAATTTTTTGATCAAGTATGGTTAGCATGTCTGAATACTCGGTGTCATTACCGTGTAATCTACCAAATTGATTTATATCATAAAAGTATTGCTCAAATAAATCTTGTTGAGCTTGATTAGCAAACAAGTTAAATTCTTGAGCGGTTACATACCCTCGTTGTTCTTTATTTAATATACCTAAAACTCTTTGATATACTGTGTTTACATTTATTGGCATATTGTTGTTTATTATTGGTTATAGTAATTAGGCCACTATTATAGCGGCCTAGCTACTATAATTAGTGACTTATAATTTTTTAATTATATGTTTGTAAACGTCCATACCCTCATCTGTTTTAAAGAATACTGCTAACGCAGAATATGGATGCTCGTCAAATGGCACTGTCATTAATTTTCGACCGGTTTCGCCATAAGAAAATGTTCTTTGATCTTGTGACAAAGATATAATTCCTTGCTGTACCGCTTTTACACCTATATTCCTTAACTCTACATTTTCATCATTTGCAAGTTGTAAAAACAATATAGGGTTTCTTTTAGCAAAAACTAATCCATCTCTTTTTAATTCGCTAGAAGATAATAAATCTACTCTTTCGCCGAACTCCACTCTTAATATTGCTTCTAATCCTTCGATGCCCATTTCTTTAGCGGCTAGCAAAGCTTCAATTTCGTAGTTAATGTATTCTACCTCATTCATTGCTTGCTCTCTTGGCTTGTCTTCAGAAAAATATTTGTTTCTTAAAGGGTGGTATAAAGATAATAATTTTTGTAAATTTTGTTGTTCTTTTGAAACATACAACCTTCCGTCTCTAAAAACTATTCTACCTAAAGTGGATTGCCCTTTCTGTTCGTCCACAAATACGGACTTTTGGTTTGTAGCGTATCTTAATTCCCTTTGGTAACCTAGTTTTTCGTCAAAATATAGTAAAGGAAACTTAGCACTATGTTTAGAGGCTAAAGAATAAACTATAGGTTTTCCTAATCTGTCTACCAGATTATAAAGCCTATCTTTTATTTCCCATACCGGTTCTACTGGTTGTTGTATTTTTTCTTTTTTTGTAATTTTTGGTTGAGGTGCAACCTCAGTCTTTTCTACTGCTTCAGCTTTTTTCGCCATGATATAATAAAATTAAATAATTAATAAGGGTAATAGCTACCCCCGAAGTTACATCAGGGGTAAGCATTACCTTTTTTATTTGTTATGTCTTACTAAAAATTTGTTGTTTTCTTAAGAATAACAAAGTTGTTAGCTCCTTGAACACATAATGCTCTTTCTGATAAGAAATTAACATTCATAGCGTCCTCTTCGCTTGTGTAGTTACCACCAACAGAACCTGTAATCCAAGATTTCAATCTACGATCGTCAGCTTCAGAAGCTCTGTAGCGTACGTGTAAAAATGGTCGTTGAATATTTTGTCCTAAAATTTGGTCGTAAACCGTAGAAACCCCTGCAGGAACAATAACTCCAAGAACGTCGTTTATCATTCCTCTTGTAGTTGAATCATTTAGGTATTTCCAATCTGTCTTATAGAAATCGTAAGATCCTCTGCGGAATCCGCTGAACCCTAAGTTAAGTGCCATATCTTCAGAATTTTCAAATACACCGTAAGATGTTCCTCCAGTTCCGTAAGAATTTTGAGCAGCTAACATAATGTCGATATCCAAAGAAGTGCCACGGTCTAAGAACAGCATGTTCTCTTCGATAGCTCCTTGTTTGTCTAACTCCGCTAAAATCAAATCAAACTCTCCAATACCAACAGATGGTGTTGCATTTGCAAAATCAGGATCATTAAAAGTTAAGCCTCTACTTTCAATAGCAGCAAAAAGACCCTCAGATCCAGTAAAGCCATTATCACCAGCAGAATCTCCACCACCTCCACCGTTGTCTTGTACGGCTTCAATCATAGACATTTCTAAGTAATCTTCAAAACGTAATCTAGCTTCATGCTCAGACTTCAGGTACCATAGGTATCCTCCAGTTCCAGCTTCAGTAGTTACTTCAACCCACCCGATTTGAGCAACGTCTGAACCGTTTACTGCATACTTTTCTCTAAGTATGATAGGCTTGTTGCTGAATTGTGTGAATTTAGCATTTGGTTGTGCCGCAACAACAGAAGAACCTTTTTTGTACTCAGAACCATAAACAAATACAGCAACATCGGTGATGTCAGCAGCAGGTGTTGGTAAAAGTGCATTCAAGTCTTGAGCGTTGTATGGAGCTACAACTATAGTGGTAGCTACACCATCGCCTCCAGTTGTTACTCTCGCTTTAACGACAACACCGTCTTTTGCAATAATAACTGTCTGGCCTGCGTTAATCAATTCTGCTTTTTCAGCTGCAGTTTGTAGACCAGCAGTTCCAGCACCGTCAGCTGTAAATTGGATAGTGTTATTTCCAGCTTGTGTTGTTGTAATTGAACAATCATCCATTGCAATGTGTAATCGCCCTTGCTCAGACCATACAATTTGGTCAGAAGCCATAGGCATTTCTGCTCCTACCATGCGTAAGAATCCAGAAACAGTACGGTTACCGTATCTTTCTACTTCTTTTTCGTACACTTCTGGTAAAAACTGTTGTGTAAAATCCATGTCAGCTAATGAAAGGTAATTGTCCGCAAACAAGCCTTTAGTAGGACGTGGAGTTTGGTGATTTAATTGGGCACCAATACCCGGACTAGGAAAACTCATAGTATTTTAATTTTAAGTTGTTTATTTTTTTATTTTTACTTTTAATCTGGAAGAATCTACACCATTAACAGATCGCACTTTCCAGCCGTTTTGGAGTGTCGTATTTTCATGAACCCCTCTCGGATCCATATTGACATTCTTTGTTCTAGCCATACTTTCTTTCATGGCATCGGCTTTACCTTGCTCATAAAAGTGCTTTGCGACTGCGTCAGGATTCATTGCAGTAAATAGTGATTTATGATAACCCCTAGCGTCTGACATTTCATTTTTATCGTTTAAGAACTTCTTAACAAAATTATTAATGTCGCTTTGAGTAGTCTTTACCTCACCTGCATTCTTAACATTAAACCTATACTTTTTGTCTCCAACTTGATATTCAAAACCTTTGAAATCTTTATTAAAAACCTGATTGGTTTGATTTAAAAACGTAGTTTTTTGCTGCGTTGCTTCCTCTTCCTGTTTGTTATAGCGGTTGAAAAATTCAACTGCTTTTTGTTGCTCTGGATTTAATTTTGATCCAGCTTTAATTTCTTCGTAATATTTAGACTTTAATCCATTCAAATGATTCTTAGCCTTCGCTAGCTCTTCTTTATAAGCTATTTTCTTTTTACGCACATTTCTTTCCTCGTCTAACTCTTCGTCATAAGAAAAATTGTCTTCCATTAAAAAGTCAATTTCTTCTTTGTCAAGATGAGGTCTTGTGTTTTCGTAATACTCTCTTAATAATTGTGTTTCATTTAATGAAGAATAATCGGTATTTAGCTTTACATAATCTTCTAGGCTACCGCCGGTTTCATTCATAAAGTCAACAACTTTTTGAATATTTTCAGGTAATTCAATACCTGTTTCTTTTTGTTCTGCAATTGCTTCGGCAACATCCTCGGTTAGTTGCTCTGTTTGCTCTTGAACTTCTTCTTCTATTATTTCTTCAAGTACTGATTCCTCGACTTGCTCGGGCTCCCGTACTTCTTGAACCACTTCTTCGCTACTTGTCTCGTTTTCGGGTTGCTCGACAACATCATTGCTGTCATCTGGGCTTTCGTTTTGAATGGCATCTTCTTCCGTGTTATTTAATTCTGATAAATTAACTTTAATTGTGCCATCTTCGTCCTTTGTTACGGGGCCTGATTCTTGCACTACTTCCTGTTTAATTTCTTCAGGATTAGCTGCTTCGTTTTCTTTGTTTTCCATGATAAAATATTATAAAATTACTACTATTACTATTATTACTTGGGCTCGAAAGAACCTAAGTCAAATCCGCCTCCTAATATATCGTTTCCGCTAGATTCGAAGTTTTTAGGGGGTGTATTATTCTTTCTTTGATCTATTAGCTCGCTTTGCTGGGAGCCTTGCATTTTTATTCTTTGATCTTTTCTATCTTCTTTAGAATTTTCAACTGCATCTTTTTGCTGAGTATCCATGTTTCTTAGCTGCACGTTATACTGAAACTCCAAATTCATTAACTGCATCTTTGATTGCACCTCTAGCTGCATTTTTCTTTCGTTCAATTGTGCTTCAATTTGCTTTAGCTCTATTTCTTGTTGTTTTAAAGCTTGATTTTTTTGTACTTCAGCCTGGGCCGCTACTTGTTGCGCTTGAGCATTTGCTTGAGCCTGAGCTTGAATATTTTGCTGTTGCATTAGCTGATCACGCTCTTGTTTTTTCTTTCTTCTTAGCTTTAATACCTGATTGGCTAATTTAATGTTTTTTATTTCCCGTATGTCGATAGCGTCGGAAAGCTCTATTAACCCAGCAGACAATGCTGTTTGAATGTTGTTTTCTAACTGTTGCTTTTCTTCTTCGTCAGGAGTAAGCTCTAGAAATATGCCGAAATCATATAAATGCAATCCGCTCATTTCTTCAAGCGTAGCTACATTATGACCCCCTATTTTCTGTATAAAAGCATCTCTCGTAGGTGAAAATTCTAATATATCAGATATTCTAAGAGATAAACATTCCGCTAATGTGGCTGTTAAATATAAACCTCCATTAAGAATATGCCTTGTAGCAGTATTACTATTTGCCGCAGCTATTTTTTGTATACCTACTAAAGCTCTTGAATCAGGTGTGCTGCCGTCTCTAGCTTCATTTAGACCCGTTGTGTCTCGAATCATTTGTAGGTAATAATTATATGTGTTAATTAAGGCTGCCATTTTATTACCCCCAGATCCGCTTGTTATTTCTTGAATAGGCACTTTGCCCGGATTCATATCGCCTTCTTGAGTAAATGACCTACCAATTACAGAACCTGTTTGGAAAAACATATTTAATGCTTCTTGAGGGTTGTAATTTGTTCCGTTTCCTAAATCAACCTCGGCTAAGCCGTCAGCGTCAAGATAAACCCCATCCGGTACCATACGAGATAATACCTGCTGCAACTTTAAATGCGTGAGTTGGATCATGTCAGCGAAGCCCGTTATACGACTCACTAGAGACTCAATTTTACCTTTGTACATCCGTGGAGCAACAATACTGTAATTCATTAACACCTTAGTATAGTCGCTTTTTGGCCGCATCATATTTTTAGCCATTTCCCACTTTAACAAATACTCTGTACCTAGTATTAATACTCCTTCGTATAAAACCTCTAAAGACCTTGAAAGCTTGCCAAATTGCTCCTCTAGCATTTCTACGGGTGGATCAAATTGATCATCTCTTAAAACTATTTTGCTGGCCCCAGTAGCAGTTTCTTTAATCTTGTAAACCTCGTTCATGTAGGTTTTAAAATTAAAATACAGCACCTGTACGGTATTTACATCCGGTGAAGCCGAATTGTTTAGTGGTCTGTTGTAAAAGCTATTGCTTTGATAAGACGTTTTAGATATTTTTTCTAAGTCATCGTTTGTTAAACTTGGGAATTGCTTTTTAAGATCATTTATTGTAATGTCTTTTACTTCGCCAACATAGTATATATCTTCAAAATATGGTGATTCAGTATATGAGTAAACTAAATTAGCTGGGTCTACATAATCAACCACAACTCCTTCCGATAAGGTAAACCTGTTTTTTACAGCCCCAATGCCTATGGTGGTTAAATCATAATAAGTTCTTCTTTGCGTAAGATCATAAGAATTGCCTTCTAGCAAAGTGTTTATCGCCTGCTCCTCCGCTATTTCTACAGCCTGCTTGTAAGTCAGCTGCATGTGTATTTCTAATTCCTCTTTTGTTTCAGGTAGGTCTTCTACATTCGTTTTAAATATTGATATACCAAATTCATTTTGCACAAACTCAGATAAATCTTTAGCGTGCATATCTCTAAGCACATCCTCCATATATTGTGTTCTTTTGCTCACTCCATACGGATCCTGAGAATATGCTTTTATATCGAAGTTCCTTTCTGCCATACCGTTTACTACGATATCTACAAACTTGGGAATAATAGGCACAGGTTTCCAATCTAAATTTAAATAAGATAAATCGCCGTTTATTGACAGCTCATCTTTGTACTTTTGTATAGGCTGTTCACCTCTTGCGTATAATCGTAATTTATGAAAAGTGTGCTGGTTACTAACAAATCTATTTGAATTAGCTCCAGAATCTGTTTTGAACCACTCGTCTTGAATTGCTCGCCCAACTTTTAAGCCGTATTCCGAAGAAATTTTTTCAGCATCACTAGCAACTTGACTAGGAAAAGAACTTTTTACAACTGATTCAGCCATACTTATTTTATTATTTTTGAAATATTACTGCCATTATTATATTTAGCAATATTTAAATTTAGTTTTTGTTTTTGTGTCGAGGGTATTGGTCTATAAAGGTTTTTATTGCATGCCATTATAGCCAACCCGCTACTGATTGCAGCATCAAATTTTGTTCTTTTGTTTATATCAAACTTAGACCAATCATTTAATGTTGAACTAAAATACAAAGTGCCGTAGGTATTATCATCTAGCAAACCTACATACTTATCTATATAGCTTTCGATAGCCGCTGCGTGAGCTTGCTTTATATCCTCGCTTGAGTTTGGTATTCCGCCTATTTCTTTTTCTGCCACGGAAAGTTTATTCCATAGCTTATCCGGTCTGTTCATTGAATAGCCTCTGTATCCTCTTCTTTTTAAATAATACAGCAATCTAGGTTTATTATTTTCAGCTAACAACGGCATTCCATAAAATACTAAAGACATTAAAACATCTTCAAAAAACATTTCAGCTGTTTGTGGCCGTGCTATATATTCTAAAAAAAAATGATTAGGAGGTGCATTTTCCATTGAAAATTTGGTTAGCCCGTGTAAAGCTCCTTTCGATCCGCTGCCTCCTACTGTTCCTGATATGTCATAGCTATCGCAGCCGAATGCTCCCATGTGATCGTTACCCGGATATTTAACACCGTTTTTTATAACCTGTCTGTTTTGTAAACTATAATCTGGAACCCAACTGACTTTAAACCTACCCTGAGGATTGGGCGTGAATCTCACCTTAGTATCTTTAATGCCGTTTTCCCAAGAAAAACTCCCGGTAGTAACAACGCTACTATTTTTTAAATCTTCGTTATAATCTATCTGCTCGTATATTTTTACTAAATTAAATATACTATTTTTAGTTTCATCGCGAAATGCATGCTCTTCTGTTCGTGGAAATTGCCTGTAGAACTCATTTAGAGCATCCTGATCGCCTTTTAATCCTTCAACCTCATTGTTCCAATGTTCTATTACGCCAACGTCTATAACGTCTCCATATGGTCCCTCACAATGCTCAAGTGGGGTTTCGAATACAGGCATCCCAAAAGAATCAATGAATCCCTCGTAATTCCATTCCATAGGTATGAACAAAGAATATAATCCTGACTTAGTTTGTCCATTTCTGTTTCGTTTGGTAACATCAGAATCATTATATAATTTTTTAAAGTTATCTCCTCCTTTATCTAAAGCATTTGATGTTGAACCCATCATACACTTACCTATAATCCTAGCTCCTAATCTTAACGTTGTTTTCGTAACCCTCCAGTTGTTGAGGATGTTGTCCGGTCTTTCCCACTTCCCTGATTCATCGTGGACGAGGAGTTTAAGTTTCTCTCCATCGTAGGAGTTATCCCCTGTGTTCTTCCAGTCGATTGTGGTATCCAACCCTTCGAGTAGCTCCTGGTCTTTTTTCGCTTGTATCGATTTTCTAGTGAGTCTACTGGCTGGTATTCTATAGGCAAGTTCGGTTTTAGGTCTGTCCATACCGTCCTGGATGGGTTTGAAAAAGAACGGGTAGTTGACAGATATAGGGACGACCTTATCTGTGAACATTTTCTTAGCATCGGCTCCAGACTTAGACAAGATACCGTACCGTGCATCTGAAGTAATTGTTGCCAAATTAACGGTCTCTGCTGAAGACATAAATGAAAATCCTGAACGACGGTTTTTAAGATAGCACATTCCGTAAGATCGTGAGTCTGCTTTGCAAGCCTCCCAGAATATAAAGAATAATCTGTTTGCTTCCCTAAAGTCTGGCTTCCCAACGTCAATCTTGGAGTGCTGCAGGTACATAAAGTGAGTACCAGTAATGTAAGTAGCCAAACTCTTATTATAGAACCAATGGCCTTCGTCTCTTCTTTTAAATTGCTCATCTATATAAGGTTCCCATTTTTCTTTGAATTGCTCAGGATATTCTCTCCAATCAAATATACTCTGTATTTGCTTTAATTCTTTTGGATATTCTTCAGCAACCCATTTATTATTTTCTTTATTTAATTTACTAGGCGCTTTTGGCAGAGCTATTTTTAAACTCTGTATATTATATATCTCTCCAATTTGCCCCGTCTTACTTATAACTACAACATCGTGCTCTTTATTATAGCCATACTTCCATTTCTTAGACTTATTTAGCCTAGTTATAGTATTAGATCTTATAGGCGTTATAACCTCATATAATGACTGCTCGTACATTATTTTGATCTTTTTTCCGCAAACCCTTTAAAAACTTGTTTCTTTTGTTCCTCTTTAGGTCTGTCATTCAACAAATTATCTTCTTCCTGTATTCTGTTTAATATTTCAAAAGCATCAAATATTGCTAGCTTTTTTGTAGCAGCTGCATTCTTAAGTCTATCCGCGCTAATATCATCATCCGAATCTACAATAGCCTCTTTGGCAACTTTAATTAATTCCTCAACTGCTTTTTGCCCAGCTTGGATTATACTCTTCTTCGTCTCCTTGATATTCATATTTAATTGTAATTTGATTTGCGGGTACTCTATATAATTTTTCTTTATCTATGTAAAAATCATATTCAAACCCCAGCTTGTAGCCTACTAAGGCATTTTTTTCAATAGAGCCATCTGTATATTTTACAATTCCAATACCAGGCTTTTCAAAATCCATAGAGAACATCTTGTCTTCTTTTAGTGGCTTTACAAAACAAAAACCTTTTAAACACTCCCACCGTTCTTTTTTAACTGCGAAAATTTGTTGTTGATTAACAAGGTATTTATTTTCTTCGAGATAACTTCTGCTATTTTTTTCTTTGCCTCTAATATCATAAAACCTTCTAAAAACATTATGGTGCACTATAATCTCATCACCTTTTTTAATATTGGTATTATTAATTAAAGGCTCAGCAATTACAACACCAATTCTATTAACGTAGTTATGGTTTTGCAATTCAGTATTTAAAATAATATTTTTATTGTTTACATTTTTTATTGAAGTAGTAATTTTGCCCTTAGGAATTACTATAAAATCTAACAACGAATTCATTAATAGTCTAGATTGTATTCTACAGATACCGCCATGTTCTTATTAAAATCTTTCCACGGCAGTACTTCGTCTTTCTTTTTAATATATATAGAGTACTTTTCGTCTTCTTCTATTATATTATATATAGTATGACCACCATACACTTCCTGACCTACAGAATAGTGCATGGCGTCATTCTTATAATTTGACCCAATGCTAATCTTCCTTATTAACATTTTCTTTTATTTCTCCAGTATTTATATCAACACTAACATCACCATAAGCGTCCTTCAGTTGGTCTTGGAATTTTTGCAACCCTATTTGAGATTCTGAAACTTTATGCAATATTTGGTGCTTTTCAATATCTAACCTTCCTAATTCTAATTGTAATTTATTAAAATTATTAATTAATGTTTTTAATTCTTCTAATTCTTCTTTTTTAATTTTTTTTGCCATTTTATTTAATTTAAGTATTTAACATATAGTTAAGTATTACGTATTTACGTATTACTTTAATCTTCTATAGTCCTAGTTTCGCTAGTTGGTGCTATCATTTCTTGTATTTGAGAATCAATACCATCTTTTATACCTTGAACTCCTTCCGCTCCAATTGCGTTTTTTGCCCAACCCGTTATTATAGAATTAGTTAAGTCTTCGAAGGGAATAAAAGTTGCGTCAGGATCTAAAACTACAGCTACAGCGCCTATAGATTCTACCTCATGCTCCCCTTCTTTTCCTGTTAGTTTCCAATGAATGTTATATACCACATCCGTCAAATCACCTTTTTCTGGGTGTATGTCTACTGTTCTGCAATTCCAATTGTATGTTATCATTTTTTTAATTTTTAACTACCTGAGTTGCGCATCTTACAGGCATCTGCGATGTACCTTTAGCGTCTACCCAGTTTATATCTATATATTCTTCGCAAATTTTAATATTTTTAACTGTGCCCATAAATATTCCTTTACAATTAGTAACATTTATGTAAGCGTCAGCGCCATTTTTTCCATTTTCACCATCTGAGCCGTTAATACCTGCCGGCCCTGCTGGACCTGTAGCTCCAGTTGCCCCTGCGGGCCCCTGAGGGCCTTGAGGTCCTTGTGGACCTGTAGCGCCTGTGTCTCCTTTAGATGCGGCGCTTGTGGAATCTTTACCAAAAGCGTCTTTTACGAACGCATGAAGCTCCTCTATATCTTGCCTCATGTTTTCTATTTCTTTCAAAAGATATATCGACTTTGTGTAGTTGTCATGGTCATTTAAAAGTTCTGTTATATCTGATACTGCAGCTATTTCCATAGCTACTTTAGAGGGGACAACTATTTCACCGCTAGAGTCTTTATAAGCTCTTGTTGTATCGCCACTTTTGTAAAGTTTTTTGCTTCTTATATTATCGTTTATACTAGCCATATTAAGTAATGTTGTATTCAAGTGTTATAGTAACAGCTACGCCTCCCATGGTCTTAGAGACCGTCCCAAAAGCATCTGTAGTCTGATACAAAAGACCTACTAAGTCTCCAGCGTTAAAAGTAAAGTCATTATTTCCAAATTCATAATATGCAGACATGTTTGCACTGGCGGCGTTAGCCACCGTGGCAGAATACACTGTTGAAGAGGTTGTGCCGTTCGTGTGCTTTTTAAAATTAACAGCTGTTGCAGTTGGTGTACTAGCCCCTCCATGCCTTATATATACTTTTTTAACCCTACCGCTATAAGCAGCAACTGTTCTATTGTATGCTTGAGCGCTAGTTACTGTGGATGTAGTGTTGTAAGAGGTAAAATAATAGTTAGAGCTTTCTACCTTTTCAGCCCCATAACTATTCACGTTTTGTTTGATATATCCCTTATAAGCGTCTGTGGTTGCTGATGCTTTTACAGTACCATTTACTTCTAGCTTTTCGCTAGGACTAGTAACTCCAATCCCAACGTTGCCAGAAGAATTAATACGCATTTTTTCAGATACCCCAACTAAAAACAAATGATTACTAGCTATGTAGTTAAATGTTTTAGACCCGTTGTCAAGTGTACCGTATGTTGACTCTGCTCTAATACTAAATTGGTTTGTACCACCTGTATCTGCTAACCTTAAGTACTGCTCACCTCTAATAACACCATTAACGTCCAATTTATAAGAAGGACTTGTTGTTCCGATTCCGACGTTGCCGGTATTTGTAATACGCATTCTTTCGCTTAGACCACTTCCAGTAGTATTACCTGATAGTAAAAATCTAAATATTCCAC